CTGGCTAAATATTTAGTTGATAGTGAGGGTTATGAATTACTAAACAGTTATGATGGTTCAGTTGACAATGTTAGTTTGGACGATGAAACATATTATATAATGAGAATTAATTAATGTTATTTAAAAATACTAATTGATTTAACAACAGTTTAGTTTTCTTTTTAGTTATTTTTTCATATTTTTAATATATGAAAAAAAGTTCAAATAATTTTGTTATGGATACAGATTGGATTTTCCAAGGAGAGATTGATTCAGAACAAAAAAATTATGTTTTATTGAGTTATTTTCAAAAATTAAATAAAGATTTGGAACAAATTAAAATGTATCCAATGTTTACAGAATTGTCATTACATTTAGGTAATCTACAAACTTTACTTAATCGAAATCAAATACTTTATATTGAAAAAAAATTGAAATCAAATGGTGATGAAATTTATTTATCAGATTTGAAAGTCAAAGATATTCCACAAATGACTGTTGAAGAATTTGCGGAATATCAAAAAATTTTAAGAGATAGTCATACTAAAATATTTGACTATTTTAACATTGCTAAAGCTCTTTGGTCCGTAGCTTATGATTCCATAGATATTCGAGTTAAAAGAAACCGTAAGAATTTATATATTAAAAATGGTTTTTTTTATTCTGACATAAATGGGCAAATTCATATTTGGACTTATAAGATAAGTAAAATTCAAAAAACAATTAATCAAACTAAAATTACTACTAAACTTTTATACAAAGGTGATAGTGAAAATTTGACAATTACACAATTAATCTCTAAATTTTCTAAAACTTATAAAGATAATAAAGAAAAAAATTATCCTATTTTTGAAATTATTTGTAAACAAATTTTTCCACTAAACGAAACTATGTTACCACTCTTTAAAAGAAAAGTTGCGACGATTATTAATCAAACAGTAAGAGATAAGAAACTACTTGAAAATGGGGTACAATAAAAAAATAAAAGTTATTGATGACAAGGTTATTAATTCATTAGAAAATAATTTTGAAAATTTTAAATTTTTACTTGGTTATGATAGTTTATTATTTGAGAATATTGATACACAAAGAAAATATATAGAATATGAAAAAAGATACTCAAACCAATAACTTTATTTTACAAAAATTAAGACAACCTGTTCACATAAGTTATATTGCTGAACAAATTGTTAATAAAAGTATTTTTGAAACTCAAGAAATTATTAATGAATTTGTTGAGGAAGGATTGGTGGTGGAAAGTGAATATGGTAAAGGGTATTATATGCTAAAAAAAACAAAATAATGACTATGACAAAAATTGAATACATATGGCTTGATGGTTATACACCTGAACCGAATCTAAGAAGTAAGATTAAAGTTGTTCCTAACAATGTTTCGCAACTTTCAGATGTTCCTGTGTGGAACTTTGATGGTTCGTCAACATTACAGGCTGATGGGAATAAATCTGATTGTATCTTACAACCTGTTAGAATATATTTCGCAGATAAAGTTTATGTTTTATGTGAGGTTATGAATCCTGATGGAACTCCTCATGAAACAAATCAAAGAGCTGAATTAGGTAAAGAAGATAAGGAAATGTGGTTTGGTTTTGAACAAGAATACTTTATTAGAGAAGGTAAAAATAAACCCGTCTTAGGTCATAGTAGTGGGTCAATTGAAGGTCAAGGTAAATATTATTGTGGTGTCGGTGTTAATGTAATTGGTAGAGACATTGTTGAAGAACATATGGACCTATGTTTAAACATGGGTATTGGTATTACAGGTATAAATGCTGAGGTTGCTTTAGGACAATGGGAATATCAAGTATTTTCTCAAGGGAAATTAAAGGCGGGTGATGACTTGTGGATGAGTAGATACCTAATGGAGAAACTATCTGAAAAATACGGTTATTATATTGAATACCACCCTAAACCTTTGGCATACGGAGAGTGGAATGGTTCAGGGTTACACACTAACTTCTCAACTGAGAAAATGAGAAACGAAGGTGGTGAAGAATATTTCAACTCTCTATTTAAATCATTGGAGTCAAGAAGAGAAAAACATATTGAGGTTTATGGGTCGGACAATGACCTTAGATTAACAGGTAGATTTGAGACGCAATCAATTAATAAATTTACTTGGGGTGTTAGTGATAGAGGAGCATCTATCCGAGTTCCGATGTCTACTGCAAAAGAATGGAAAGGTTATATTGAAGACAGACGACCAGCATCAAATGCTAACCCTTATGAAATTATTAAAGTTATTTCTGAAACTATTGATATGGCAAATGAACTATATGAAACTACTCATAGAATGTATACTAATGTTGAGATGAAAAATTTTGATGAGGTGGCTAAAAAATACAACGGAATTTCATCTGACGATTTACTTGAAGAATATAAAAACGATTAAAATGGTATCAGAAGATAAAGAGATGGTTAACCATCCAAATCATTACGGTGGTGAAGATAATGTTTACGAAGCTATTAAAGTGATTGACGCTTGGGGTTTAGATAATGATTTTTATTTGGGTAATGCTGTTAAATACCTCTCAAGAGCGGGTAAAAAAGATGATACAGTACAAGACCTGAAAAAGGCTATTTGGTATATTGAAAAGAAAATAGAAAAGTTACAAAAATGATTATTACATATATTGTTACATCTTTGTTGTCTTGTGTTTTTTTTATAACTATATTTGTCATTGGGAATAAGATAACGAGTAAATTACCTAATAGTAAGTTTGCTAATTTTTGGAGAAAACACATTATTGATGAAGCACCTGATGATATAGATTTATAAAATATGATAGAAAATTATTTAAACAAAATAACCACAGGTGATTGTTCTGAGGTGATGAAAGGAGTCCCTGAAGGGTCTGTGGATTTGATTGTCACATCACCACCTTATGGAGTTAATATTGCTTATGATGTCCATGATGATGATATGGAAATTAGTGAGTATTTGGAGTTTACTCGTAAATGGATGACAGAAGCATATAAGGTATTAAAAGATGATGGTAGGATTGCTTTGAATATCCCATATGAAATTAATAGACAAGCTAAAGGTGGGAGAATTTTCTTTGTATCAGAAGTTTATCAGGTAATGAAAGAGATTGGATTCAAGTTCTTCGGTATTGTTGACTTGGAAGAAGATAGTCCCCATAGAAGTAAGACAACTGCTTGGGGTTCTTGGATGAGTCCGTCTAGCCCATATATCTATAACCCAAAAGAGTGTGTCATTTTAGCTTACAAGAAACATCACATTAAGAAAGTTAAAGGTGAAACACAATGGAAGGGTGAACCTACTGTAACTGAAGAAGGTAAAAACAAGATAGTCTATAAGGATGAAGATAAGAAAGAGTTTATGGAATTAGTGTTTGGTCAATGGAAATACTTGAATGACTCAAGACCGATGACTAAGGCTACTTTTAGTATGGACATACCAACAAAGGCAATTAAAATATTGTCTTATAAAAACGATATTGTCATGGACCCATTTGCCGGTTCAGGTACAAGTTGTGTGGCGGCTGAAATACTTGATAGACGATGGATAGGTATTGAACTTTCTGAAAATTATGCTGAAATTGCTAGTAAACGAATCCAAGCGTTTGTTGATGATAAACGACAACAAAAATTAGAATTTGAAAATGGAGGTGAATAACCTCCATTTTTGTTTTAATTGATATTTATTAATAAAAAACATGAAAAAGTTTATTATATCTGAAGAAGAAAAGAATCACATCAAAAAACTTTACTTGATTGAAAGTGATGAAAAATGTGAGAACGAAATGTATACTGTTTACGATGCGAAAAGGTTAGATGACACATTAACAAGTGAACAAAAAATTACAAAAGAAAAATTAGAATCTATAATTAAAAATAAAAAACCAAATAATTCAATTTCAGTACAACAATTTTGTAACGGTAAATATAAAATATCTTATTATGTTTCACTGGAAAAAGGTGATAAAATTGAATACACTCCGATTATTGACTAATGAAAAAAATACTTTCTGAATCTGGAATAAGAGATATTAATAAATTAGCAGCACGTTACCCAAACTGCAATTGCAATGAAAGAATACTTGGAACAACATGGTATTCAAGTTATCGGAGCTCATGTTATCCAATATGGTGATAAAGAATTTACCGTTAAAAAGAATGATGCTAGTGGTGATGTTATGCCTGTATTAGTTGACTTTGCTCACGGTAAACCAATGTTCGTAATACACACTGACCACCATGATAGACAAGCTGGTGCTGAAGATACTAAATCAACATCATTTAGACAATCAAGGTCTAATGTTGAAACCATCTCACAAATTGTTTCACCTAAAGAATTATTTCCATCTTCTGATATTCTATTAATCTCAACAGTAGATTCTGCGAACTTTGCGTCTCAAGATATTTCTGTTGATGATGTTATCTCTTATCTATTTTCTTTAGATAAAAACAAATCTTTACAACAAAATAAAATGGCTCTTGGTTTAGTTGCTAACAAACTTCTTTTAGCATTTAAAAACAAACCAGGATTTTTAGAATCGTTGGTAATGAATTCAACTCCTTCTTTAATGAATATACTTCAGAACATTAAGAAGATTATGGTTGAAAAAAGATATGCCACAATACCTGAATTGGAGAAAAACAAAAATTTGTATATCTCAAGTATGAAAGGTAGTGATAAAGTAAATGTTGAGGATAATATTATTGTTCAATATGGTGGTGGTAGTATGATGAAACCTGGTTCATATGACAGATATACTCCATTCAAAAATAATCCTGAAGCTGACTTTTTAGTTATTGCTTGGCCTATGGGATTGGTTCAGGCTTCTTGTAATCCATTTAAAAAAGAAAGAGAATTGAAAGGTGTGAACTTGGGAGATATCGCTCAAGAGGTTTTATCTAAATGGGAATCACAACTAAAAGAAAAACAAATACCTTTATCAACAATCAAATGGATTTCAGAATCAAAAGGTATGACTCAAGAATCCGTTGGTTTTACATTCAAAGATTTTGTTGCGTTATATGGTAACAAGTTTAAATCTATGGATGATGGGAAAGAAATTCTAACACACATTGGTGAAATGATGGAAATACCATTTACTGAACTTCCTGAAGAACATAAGGAGATGTTAGATGGTATTACTGTGAATGCTTGGGATTTGATTCAAGCTAATAGTGGTGGACACAAATGTATTACAAACATTTCAGGTTTAATGTATTTGGGTAGGTCTAAAAGACCGCCAGGTGGTTCATATAAATACAATTCTGAGAAAGATGATTCACCGTATGTTAAATTCACAAAAATGATTCAGGACGAGTTAGTGAAGAAACTTAAAGAAAAGATTCAAGGTTTTTAAAATATTACTTTATTACCTTCTTGAATTCCTAATCTGTAACAAGAACCGCCTTCTAATTCAAGAATCAAATCACCGTTTCCACAATAATTTTCACAAGGAGATTTTTTACAAGGTTCACATGAGTGATGAATTTTGGTTATGGTATTATTTTCAATGAAAATTATATCTAAGTCAATCACACAGTTTTTCATCCAAAAACAATGAGGACCATCATTCATGAAAAATAACATCCCATCAAATGAGTTGTCAAATTTTTTATTCATCATACCCTGTTGGATGTCTTTATTAGTTAAAACAGGTTTGACTTTAAATTCGATGTCTTTTATACTTATTGTCATAAACATAAATATTCATGGAAACAGAATTAATTAAAAGGTATGCAGGTGTTATAGTAAAATGTGGTGATAAAGTATTACTTTGTAAACGAGCAAGTACTTCAGAACTACCTGGATTTTGGTCTTTACCCGCAGGTAAAGTTGACAAGATAGAAAACGCAATGTTAGGCGCTAAACGAGAATTTTTTGAAGAGACAAATATTTCTATTGATGATAAAGATATTGAATTAGTTGGTTTTATTAATAGAACTAACCGAGACGGTTCTAAAGTTAAAGGATTAATGTATGTTTTCATGTTGAAAGTTGATGAAAGAATTTATCCTGACTTAGTTGGGGCATCGGATGGTGACGAACATACTGAATGTGGATATTTTGGATTAGATGAGTTACCTGAACCTATGGATGAACAATTTAAGAAATTAATTAAAAATATTTTAACAAAGATGTAACTTTTTCATAATTGTTATATATTTATTTCTACAAACCCAACACCCCTTTCTTAATAGTTGGTAAAAATTTAACCCTGATAATCATAAAAAAATTGTCGGGGTTTTTTGTTTTTAAAGGATTTTGTATGTATATTTGTAAAAAATAACACATATGACCACTATTACTCGTACAATCAAAATTGAACATGAAAAATTTGGAGTATTATTAAACGAAACTTTCATGGACGGCACACAGTTCAAAATATTTTTGAAAATGGTTCACGGTTGTATTGAATTGAAGAACGACTTATCTTTCTTCAACGGAGTTGATTTCCTTGTTTTCATACCGACTAAAATTCTACAAGAATGTATTGTGGTAACTTTTTCAGGTACAGAATATGGTTTGGCTGAACACATGAAAAGTAAGATTGAAGCATTAGTTACCAGATAATTGTTTCCTTATTTAGACCAATCCAAATTGGGCTCAAAATGAAAGGGGATTATTCCCCTTTTGTTTTTTGAAATATTTATAATAAAAAAACTTATGAAAAATATTTTAGTTTCTGAAGAACAGTTAGAAATTCTAATGAAGAATTTAACTGAAGAACATAAACAAGGTTCTTATATGGCTAAACAACAACTATTTACGATTGCTACTTTGGCTCATCAAATGTGGCAGATAATGGAGGAAGGCGACCAACTTGAAGATTGGATGGAATCAAAGATTGCTCAATCTGAACAAAGTATTATTTCTGTAGTTAAAAGTTATCTGTATGATGAAATTGTTGATAAAGATGGTGAGGTGGACGAAAAAGATATAAATAAATTAAATTTTAATGATTTAGTAATAGGAAATTAATATTTTATTTTACAATTAGAGACCCTTTATGTATTATTCCATAAAGGGTTTTTTTATGTCAAAAATTTTAGTAACAGGTGGTTTAGGATTTATTGGTTCTCACTTCGTAAATTATGTTATGGGGAAGGGTATTCATGATGTCATATTGGTTGATAATATGACTTATGCTTCAAATATTGATAATGTAAAAATCTTACCAAAATTCTTAAAAAAAAATATTAAGGATTTAACATTCGAGGATTTAGAAGATTGTGATTACATCGTAAATTTTGCGGCTGAAACACACGTAGATAATTCAATTAAAGACGGATTACCATTTTTGGAATCAAACATCATTGGTGTTTATAATTTAGTTGAAATTGCTAAAAAAAATACAAATTTAAAAAAGTTTATACAGATTTCTACTGATGAAGTTTATGGTGATTTGTACGACAGATTGATTCTTAATTCATCGGCATTTGAAACAGCAAATTTGAATCCAAGTTCATACTATTCAGCATCAAAGGCTTCGGCTGAAATGATTGTTATTGCGGCGTCAAGAACATTTGGGTTACCTTACTTGATTACCAGAACTTGTAACAACTACGGTGAAAACCAAAACAAAGAAAAGTTTTTACCAACTGTAATTAATTCTATAAAAAACGATTTAGAAATACCTGTATATGGTGATGGAAGTCAAGTTAGAGAGTGGATTCATGTTATTGATAATGTTAACGCTATTTATAATTTGATGATGTCTAAT